AGATTCAGTATATTTAGATGCAGAACCCATATTAAAACATTTGTATCCTAATTTTGAATCTTATAGTGATAAAGAAAAAGATGATAAGTTAGAAAAAATTGCAATGGAATATCAAGACATTATAACAGATTATTATAATGTGTTAGCTAAAGAATGCTTCAATGTTTCTAATCATAGATTAGAAATGAAAACAGAATGTGTTATCCGTTCCGCTTATTTTAGAGCTACTAGAAGATATGCACAGTGGATTACTAAACAGGAAGGTATAGAAAAAGAAAATCTAGATATTAAAGGTTTAGAATTTATGAAAGCTAATTTTCCACCTATATTAGGTGATTTTTTTCATAATATTTTACAACAAGTATTAAAAGGAGAAGAAAAAGATAGTATAATTAATCAAATAAAAGTATTTAAAAAACAAATACTAGGAGGTGAAATACCTTTAACTAAATTAGGTAACCCTACTTCAGTTAAAAAATTAGAAAAATATTCAGGAACAGGAGCTAGAGCAGGGGAAATGTTTACTGAAATATTAAAAGGTGCTCCTGCTCCTGTAAGAGCAGCTATCCGTTACAATGATTTATTAAGACTATGGCAATTAGATAGAAAATATAATTTAATTACTATGGCGGATAAAGTTAAATGGATTTATTTAAAAGATAATCCTTATAAAATAGAAGCTTTAGCCTATCAAAACTATGAAATGCCTGATAAAATAAAAAATTTTTTAGACATTTATGCTGATAGACAAAAAGTATTTGATTCAATATTATTAAATAAATTAGAAGGGTTTTTTAGTGATTTAGGTTGGTCTTTAGATTTAAATCCTTATACAAATGCTTTAAAATCCTTTGAAATCTAAAATAAATTTCGTATATTATCGTTATGATAAATAAAAGCCAATTAACAAGTATTATTTCTAAGTATTATCTAAATGGTTTAAACAACCAAGTAAAATGGAGAATTAAAGATAATACTTTAACAATATATGCCGGGGAATCTGGGAGAGTATGTAAAGTAGTGTTAAATAATTTCCAATTAGAGGATGCAGAATTAGGGGTATTTGATACTAATAAATTAAGTAAATTAATATCTATTACTAATGGGGATTTAATGATTTCCTTAGAAAAAATAAAAGCAGTATACACTAAAATGCATATTGCTGATTTAAATTTTGATTTAACTTATTCTTTAGCTGATATTCTTATTTTAGGTAAAAATACATATTATGAAGATCCTGAAGAATGGGAAGTTGATTTAACATTAGAGCCTGAAGATATAGACCGTTTAATTAAAGCTAAAAATGCTTTAGGAGATGTAAATTCAATGTTAATAACAACTACAACAGATTTTGATGGTAATAATATATGTGAATTTATATTTGGAGATAATACAGGTTTTTCAAATAAAATATCTTACAAAATTCAGGGTAATATTACTGAAAGTGATATTCAAATTCCTTTTGATTCCAATATTTTTAAGGACATTTTAAATTCAAATAAGGATATGTTTAAGGGTCAATTAAAATTATCAACTACTGGTATTTTAAAATTAAATTTTACTTCAGAAGAAATTACTTCTGAATATTATGTAGCAAGAAATGAATAGAAATAAAAAATAATATATTTATAATAGAACATAAAATTGTAGCTAGGGCACGATGTTATGTTTAAATTAATCGAGAGCTTCGGCCTCACAAAACTAAATGATATGAGTACATTACAATTATTAGAAAGACACTTAAGTCCTTTCGACATCCTATTTAGGAATCACTTTAAATCTGACAGCGTATTTAATCCTGTTACAAACACAAAACACCCACACCCACTTAATATTTTCTTCGATGATAAAGGACTTCACTTTGAAGTTGCCTGTACAGGGTTAACTAAAGGAGATGTTATCCTTGATATTGAAGGGGATACTTTAAAAATAAACTATAAAAAACCAGAAGAGGAAGATTTCCATCAAGGGATGATCCATAATGGTTTATCTAAAAAATCATTTGATTTAAGATACAAAATTGCACCTAAATTTAATTTGTTAAAAACAGATGCAACTTTAGAAAATGGATTACTAGAAATTTTTATACCTTTAGCTGAAGAAGCTAAACCAAAGTCAATAAAAATAAAATAAAAGTTATTTAAAAAAGCGTGTCCTAGCGCAATATTGTTCGTATATTCACGTCCAAATAAATAAAGTTATATATGTCTAGAAAACCAAAAAGTCTCACAGTAATTTCGGATCCTTTATTAGAACCATATTATGTCACTAAAGATGATATGTGTTACACAGTTAATGAAAGGATTATCCCTAATGAAGATCACTTTAGATCTAAAGGTAAAGGTACTGAATATTCAAAACCACAAGGGTATTATTGTAATTTTAAACAAGCATTAGAAAAAATATCTAATGAAAAATTACATACTAAAAAAGAATATTCTTCTTTACAAACATTTTTACAAGAATTTAAAACAATAGAAAATAATATTAAAAATTATACAGATGGAATTAGAAGCACTATTTGATGCCGTTATAGTAAAACCTATAGAATCAAAAGAAACTACTTATGGTAATATCATTGTACCAGATTTAGGAAAAGAAAAAAATGAAATGGGGGAAGTTATAGCTGTAGGTCCAGGAAAACCAACAATAACAGGAGATTTTATACCTACTATACTAAAAGAAGGTGATACTGTAGTACTACCTACAATGGGTTTTACTAAATTACCCTATAATGGAGAAGAATATTATGTAGGACCTGAAAATCAGGTTTTGGCAAAATTAAACCAAACAGTAACAATTGAAGATGCTTTAGCTGAAACAAAATTAACAGAAATAGAAAAAGAACATTTAACAGATATTTAATATGAGTAAACAAATAGAATTTGGTTCAGAGGCAAGAAACCAACTAGTAAAAGGAATTGATATTCTAGCTGATGCTGTTGTATCAACATTAGGACCTAATGGTAGAAATGTAGTTATAGCAAATGAACAAGGTACACCCCAATCAACAAAAGATGGTGTAACTGTAGCTAAATCTATATCACTAAAAAATCCTAATCAAGAATTAGGAGTTCAATTAGTAAAACAAGCAGCAATTAAAACTGCTGAGAAAGCAGGAGATGGTACAACTACTTCTACTTTATTAGCTAGAGAAATGATTAAAGGAGGGTTAAATGCTCTAAATAATGCTGAAAATGCAGTTCAAATTAAAAGAGATATTGATAAAACAGTTGAAATAGTAGTACAAAATTTAAGAACCAAAATTTCAGAAGATATTTCAGGTGAAGAACAATTAGAACAAATTGCTACAATTTCTTCAAATAATGATTCCGAAACTGGGAAATTAATATCGACAGCAATTGAAAAAGTAGGAATGGAAGGGGTAGTACATATTGAAGAATCTAAAACAGGAGAAACTTATTTAGAAACTGTTGAAGGGATGCAATTTGATAGAGGATTTAAATCTCCATATTTTGTTACTGATAATAACAGTATGACTTCAGTTTTAGAAAATCCTATGATTTTAATCTTGGATCAAAAATTAACTCAAGTAAAAGATTTACTTCCTATTTTAGAAGCAGTATCTTCCCAAGCAAAATCTTTATTAATAATTGCTGAAGATATTGATGGTGAAGCTTTAGCAACTCTTATTGTAAATAAAATGAGAGGTACTATGAAAGTATGTGCTGTTAAATCCCCTGAATTTGGAGATAGAAGAAAATTAGTTTTAGAAGATATAGCCATAACAACAGGTGGTCAAGTATTTAGTAAAGAAAAAGGAATGAAACTTGATAAGTTTAGTTGGGATTGGTTTGGTGAAGCTAGAAATATTACAGTAGAAAAAAATGTAACTACTATAGTAGATGGTAAAGGAAATATTGAAGCAATAGAAAATAGAATTGAGGAATTACAAAAACAGATTGAAAAGTCCCAAACTCCATTTGAAACTGAAAAATTACAAGAAAGGTTAGCTAAATTTGTAGGAGGAGTAGCTATTATCCATGTAGGTGGGAATACTGAGACAGAAATGAAAGAGAAAAAGGATAGAGTTGATGATGCTTTACATGCTACAAAAGCAGCTATTGAAGAAGGTATAATACCTGGGGGTGGAACAGCATTATTATATGCTTCATCAGGATTAGAAGTTAATTCAACAGGAGCAGCTATTGTAAAACAAGCATGTGCAAAACCATTCAATCAAATTTTAGTTAATGCTGGTCATGAAGAAGTTACTGCTACAATTATAGCAGATGGTATGATTAATTCTGGAAATGATGGTTGGTTAGGTTATAATATTAAAACTGAAGAAACAGTTGATATGAAAGAAGAAGGTATTATTGACCCAACTAAAGTAGCTAGAACAGCATTACAGAATGCAGCATCAGTTGCTGGTACTGTATTATTAACAGAATGTACAGTAGTAAATGAACCTAGTGATGATAAACAACAACCCCAAATAGACCCTATGATGGGGATGATGTAAAATAAATTCGTATATTATGGCTACACAGATTGAAGAAAAAAATATATTAATTGCTAGAAGAGTACCACCAGGAGATAAATGGAGATTGGTTGCAAATGAACCTGATGGTCCTTTACATAAAACTTTAACTGATGCTTTAGAAGCATATATGGTTAAAACTGGATTCAAAGGTAGTTATAGATTAGAGCCTTTAAAAAGTAATTTATATGCTATTGATTCTAAAGAAACAGAAATAAAACCTGAACCTGTAAAAAAATATTCAATATATGGCGAATATGGAGAATAGCTTATTAGTAGAAAAATATAGACCATCTAAATTAGATAATTATGTTGGTAATGAAAATATTAAAAAATCTATTTCTAAGTATATAGAACAAAATGATATTCAAAATTTAATATTTTATGGTCCTGCAGGCACAGGAAAAACAACATTAGCTAAAATTTGTGTTAAAAATTTAGATTGTGATCACCTTTATATAAATGCTAGTGATGAAAGAGGTATAGAAACAATTAGAGACAAAGTATCAAGTTTTGCAAGTGTTGCTTCTTTTAAACCTCTTAAAGTAGTTATTTTAGATGAAGCTGATTTTTTAACAATTCAAGCTCAAGCTTCACTTCGAAATATAATAGAAACTTTTTCACGTACTACTAGGTTTATTATGACTTGTAATTTTGTAGAAAGGATTATTGATCCTTTACAATCAAGATGTCAAGTACTTAAAATAGTTCCTCCAACTAAAAAAGATGTTGCCAAACATTTAAATTGGTTATTAAATAAAGAATCAATTGAACACAACGTTAAAGATTTAGCACCTTTAGTTAACCAATACTACCCAGATTTACGTAAATGTATTAATACAATACAATTATCTACTCAAGATAATAAATTAAAATTAGATAAATCAATATTAGTATCATCAAATTATATAGATCAAGTTATTTCTATTTTAAGTACTCAAAACTCACAACAGGGATATCCTACAATTAGACAGATTATAGCAGATGCTAATGTAGATGATTTTGATGAATTGTTTAGAATGCTATATGAAAAAGCACCAGAATATATGCCGGGTAAAGAAGGAACGGCTGCTATTTTAATAAATGAACATCAATATAAAGCAAACTTTCGTATTGATAAAGAAATTAATACGATGTCATTAATACAAAATTTAATAAAAAATAAATAATTATGGACCAACAATTACAACAACCTCAAATTGATTTAAAAAATACAACTGGGGTTAAAAATTCTAAAGGAGGTAGTATATTCCTTCAAGGAGTAGTTTTAAGAAAAATTTCTAGATTTGTAACAGGTACAGATGAAGATGCTTTATTACCTGTCCCCGTATTTTTTGACCCAGAAACTAAAAAAATATTAGAATCAACACTTCCTAAAGATTTAAGAGAAGAATTTAAGGATGAATTGCTCTAATATATTTGATTGGTTAAAGCATATAAATCAATATAAAACCCCAACTAAATCTTTTAGCGATAAAGATTGGGAGGTATTTAATAGTTATATGATTCATAGGTTTTTATCTATGAATCCTGATTATTTAGAGATAGTTAATTTTGTTCAAGATTATCCCCCACAGGAAAAAAAATCAATTTATGCTATTTACAAAGAATTTATACCTAAAAATAATAAATGGAACAAATATATTAAATCTAAAGTTAAACAACCTAATAAAGATTTAGTAGACCATATTAAAAATTATTTTAAATGTTCTAGTAAAGAATCAAAAGAATACATAAATATATTGGATACCTCAAAAATAAGTCATATATTAAAGGAAATAGGATTAAATAAAAAAGAAATAAAAACTATACTAAAATGAACGAAAAATTATTCAACATGTTAAAACTATCTGCAGAGGCAGATAAAGCAAAAGCATTATTATCTCTTGAATTATTAGGAGAAAAAGCTGTAGGAATTGGAGACCATTCTACAGGAGATTTTTACAAAAATGCTGAAGAAGCATTAAATTCTTTAGTAGATGCTGATGATAGAATATCAACCTTAGACAAATACTTTGCTAAAACACTCTTACTAAATGAGTGATTCAGTTAAAAATTATTTTGGAAATATGAAAAAGAAAAAAACTATAGAAAGTAGTAAAGATAATGCAATAGAAGTATTTGAATTAGAATATCCAATATTAGCAGATGAATTTAGACAAATCCAAAAAGAAATGTATAAAATGTTTGCTCGTAAACATATGGATTATGGTTTAAATAATATTGCTTTAGGTGGTGATTTAAATAATAATGATGATAAGAAATTTTCTTTAACTGGTTTATGTATTAGACTTACAGATAAAATTTCACGTTTAAAAAATTTATTAATTAATGGTAGATCATTTGTTAAAGGTGAAGGTATGGAAGATACATTTATAGATATTGCTAATTATGGGATAATTGGTCTTTTAGTAGGCCGTAATAAATGGAAAAAATAATTTGGCTAAAAAAATCCCAAATATAGTTAAGGAGATTCGTTTAAATCCTCCTCAAGAAATCAACTTTGCCTACCAGAAAAACATTTCTTATTCGCAAATGTCTATATTTCGTAGTTGCCCTCATAGATGGAAATTACAGTATAAAGACAAAATAAAAAGATTTACTTCTTCTATACACACAGTATTTGGTACTGCTATACATGAAGTAATGCAGCACTATTTAGATGTAATGTATGAAAAAAGTGGGGCGTATGCTGATAGAGAAATAGATATTAAAGAATTATTCCATCAAAAATTTATAGAAGAATACCAAACTCAATATAAAAAAAATAATAATGAGCATTTTTCAGACGCTTCTGAGATGAGAGAGTTTTTTGAAGATGGGGTTAATATATTAGATTGGTTTAAGAAAAAACGTAGTAGATATTTTTCTAAAAAAGGAACATATTTAGTAGGCTGTGAAATACCTATTGTAATAGCGCCAAATAAAATGTATAATAACGTATTATACATGGGGTATTTAGATGTTGTCACATATAATGAAAATACTAATACCTTTAAGATAATAGACATAAAAACAAGTACCAAAGGATGGAATGATTATTCTAAAAAAGATGAAAATAAACAATTCCAACTATTATTATATAAACAATATTTTTCAGAACAATATGGTATACCTTTAGATAATATAGAAATTGAATTTTTTATTGTTAAAAGAAAAGTATTAGATATTAATGATGAAAAACTTATGTCACCTTATCAGGCTCATAGAGTACAAACATTTACTCCACCTAGTGGAAAAATTAAGTTAGGAAGAGCAAAAAAAGCTATGAATAGTTTTATAAATGAATGTTTTAATTCAAATGGAGAAATAAAAGATATAGAATATCCTAAGTCTGTTTCTAAATGGAACTGTACTTTTTGTCCTTATAAAGAGGATAAAGAAAATTGTGGGGAAGGTATAATTTACTAACCTCTGTATATATTTATATTAAATAATGTTATTAAAATAAAGATTATGAACGTAAAAAAAGAAATGACACTTACCAGTGTTAAAGTCAAAAGTAATTTGTTTGAAAATTTTAAAATTGAATGTGTAAAAAGAAAATTTTCATTTCAAAAACTATCTGATAGAGCTATTTATTTATATCTTACAGATGAAAATTTTAGAAGACAAATTACAAATCAAACAGACTTAGAACTTTAAACCTAAAAATTAATGAATAAGAGTTTTAAATATCTTCCAAAAGATAAAAGGAAGAAAATATTATTAATCTGTGATGATATTAGAGTACATTCTGGAGTTGCAACAGTTGCAAAAGAAATAGTAGTACATACTGCTCATCATTTTAATTGGTGCCAAATAGCAGGTGCTATTAAACACCCAGAATCAGGAAAAAGATTAGATTTATCCCAAGATACTAATAAAATATCAAAAATTGATGATTCTCATGTATTTTTATACCCCGCCAATGGTTATGGTGATATAAAATTAGTTAGAGAAATTATTAATATTGAAAAACCTGATGCTATATTATTAATAACAGACCCTAGATATTTTACTTGGTTATTTAATGCTGAAAACGAAATTAGAACAAAAATTCCAATTTCTTATTTAAATATTTGGGATGATTACCCAGCACCCTTGTATAATAAAGCATATTATGAATCTTGTGATTTATTAATGGGTATATCTAAACAAACTGTTAATATTAATAAAATAGTATTAGGAAAATCTGGAAAAAATAAAATATTTAAATATATCCCACATGGGTTAAATTCTAATGTTTATAAACCTTTAAAAGAAGGTGATGAAGAATATACTAAAATGTTAGAGTTTAAAAAAAATATATTTAAAGATAAAAACCCTAGTTTTGTAGCATTTTTTAATTCTAGGAATATTAGAAGAAAACAAATTCCTGATACTATGTTAGCCTTTAGAGGATTCTTAGATACTTTACCTAAAGAAGAATCTAAAAATTGTTATATGATATTACATACTGAGGCAGTTACAAATCATGGAACAGATTTAGAAAAAGTTAGAGAATATTTATTTGAAGAAAATTATAAAGATAATATAATATTTTCTCACTCAAAACTTACTATTAATCAATTAAATTATTATTATAATATAGCAGATGTTCAAATGTTATTAACTTCTAATGAAGGTTGGGGGTTATCATTAACTGAAGCTATATTAGCAGGAACTCCTATTATAGCTAATGTTACTGGGGGAATGCAAGATCAAATGAGATTTGAAGATAAAAAAGGTAATTGGATTAATTTTGATAGTAATTTTCCATCTAATCATAAAGGCACTTATAAAAAACATGGAAAGTGGGCTTTCCCGTGTTATCCAACTTCTAGATCAATACAGGGTTCACCTGCAACCCCTTATATCTATGATGACAGGTGTAGATGGGAAGATGCTACTGAAAGGTTAGTAGAAGTGTATAAATTAGGAAGAATTAAAAGAAAAAAATTAGGTCTAAAAGGAAGAAAATGGGCATTGTCTGATGAAGCTGGATTCACACATGAACATCAGGCATATAGAGTAATGGAAGCATTTACAGAATTATTTAGTACTTGGAAACCTAGAGAAAAATATGAACTAATAAATACCAATGAGTATAAAGGTAAATTTTTAACCCATAAATTGTTATATTAATGAGTAAACCAAGATTTGTCATATCATGTCCCTTTGATACCTATTCAGGATATGGGGCACGTAGTAGAGATTTAGTAAAAGCTATTATTGAATTAGAAAAATATAAAGTAGAACTATTACCCCAAAGGTGGGGGGGTACTGCTTGGGGTTTTTGTAACGATCACCCTGAATGGAAGTTTTTAATGGCTCATACTTGCAAACCAGATTGGAATAAAACACAACCTGAGATTTGGATGCAAATATCAATTCCTAATGAATTTCAACGTATAGGAAAATATAATATAGGATGTACTGCTGGTATTGAATCTACAATGTGTAAAGCAGAATGGATTGAAGGGGTTAATAGGATAGATGAAACTTGGGTTTCTTCTAATCATGCTAAAAAAGTATTTGAAAGTACTATATATGATAGAAAAAATAAAATAACACAACAAGTAGAAGGTAAATTAAAAATTGAAAAACCAATTCATGTTGTATTTGAAGGGGCAAATTTAGATATCTATAAAAAAATTCCTTCATCAAAAATTAAAAATATTAATTTAGATCAAATAAAAGAATCATTTTGTTTTTTATTTGTAGGACATTGGATGCAAGGAGAATTTGGACATGATAGAAAAAATGTATCTTTATTAATAAAAGCTTTTTTTGAAACATTTAAGAACCAATTAAACCCTCCTGCATTAATATTAAAAGCTTCAAATGGTGTTTCTTCTTATATGAGTAGAGAAGATTTATTAGATAGAATATTAAAAATCAGAAAAACTGTTAAAGGTAATAAAGCTAGTGTTTATTTATTAAATGGGGATTTAACCGATAGTGAAATGAATGAGTTATATAATCACCCTAAAGTAAAATCAATGGTAAGTTTAACTAAGGGTGAAGGATTTGGTAGACCTTTATTAGAATTTAGTTTAACAGGAAAACCTATTATGGTTTCTGGTTGGTCAGGACATACTGATTTTTTACATCCTAAATATAATTTTTTACTTCCTGGAAAATTAGAAAAAATACACCCTAGCGCTGCTAACCAATGGTTAATAGCAGAATCTAGTTGGTTTAAACCTGATGAACCCCATATTGGTTCTTCATTAAAAGAAATTTTTAAGAATTATAGAAAAGTACTTAAGAAAACTACTAAACAAAGCCAACATGCTAAAAATAAATTTAGTTTTAATAAAATGAAAAAGTTAATTAGTAATTTACTTACTTCTAACCTTCCATACTTTCCAAAACAAGTAGAACTTAACATACCTAAAATTAGTCTTCCTAAATTAAAAAAAGTAAAATAATATGAATTTTGATACATTAAAAGAATGTTCTAGATGTGGGTCTGATGCCTGCTATAGTCAAGAAGTAACTAAAGATGTTACTATTGAATTGTGTTATGGTTGTGGGTTTCAATCAAACTCTATTATGGTTAGTGGAAGTGAATTTCTTATAGAACAAATGGGATTATTACCTGAATTACATAAAGAATTAATGGATGAAGAAGAAGATTCGGGTAAAATTTGGATGCCTACTACAATTAATTTAGAAGATAAGGGAATGGTATTCGCTGATGGTACATCAAAAAATAATTGGAGATGGGCTGGAGTTAAAGCTGTCCCTATTAAGGATGAAGAAAAAGAAAAATATAAAGATAAAAAGTTTAAACCCGATATGTCTACTATACAACATTTTGAAGAACGTGATTTTATGGAAGCTCTTTCTTATATTGGGGTATTACCTAGTTAAATTATGAAAATAAGTTATGCCGTTACTGTTTGTAATGAATTTATAGAAATTCAAAAATTAGTTAACTTCCTTAGAAAAAATAAAAGACAACAAGATGAAGTAGTAATACTTTATGACCAAAAAAATGGAAATGAAGAAATAGCTAGTTGGCTTACTAAACAAAATAAATATCCTAATATTCAGTTTTGGAGAGGATTAGATTTTAATAATCATTTTGCTGACTGGAAAAACCAACTTACAGAATACTGTAATGGGGATTATATATTTCAAATTGATGCTGATGAAATGCCTAATGAATTATTATTAATTAATCTTCCAGTTATATTAGAATGCAACCCTGACAATGAAGTTTATTTAGTACCTAGAGTTAATACCGTAGAAGGATTAACTCAGGAACATATTACAAAATGGAGATGGAATATAAATGATAAAGGTTGGGTCAATTGGCCTGATTATCAATGGAGAGTATGGAAAAATAAACCTGAAATAAAATGGGTTAATAAAGTACATGAAAAATTAGAAGGGTTTAAAACTTATGCTGCTCTACCTCAAGAAGAAGGATTAGCTTTATATCACCCTAAAACAATAAACAAACAAGAAAAACAAAATAAATACTACGATACATTAGCATGAAAAAAACAGCATTACTTCTATTACTATTTACTACTTTAAGCTGGAGTCAAACTTACAAAGAAGAGGGTATTAACATATCCACTAAAGAAGGAATAACTTCTATATACTTTAAAAACGGAAACTCTGATGGGTTTTACTTAGATGGAGTATTTATGGAATCCTATGGGGTATTAAAACTACCAGTAGATCAATTTATACAGTTTATAGAAGACTTATCTAAAATATCTAAAAAATCTGAAGCAAGTTTAGAAAGAGAACTTTATACATTAAATAAATTTGATTTTTCTGAAAACGAAATATTTTTTAATGTTAAAGATAAGATTGGTACTATTACTAGAAAACAGTTGAAAGATTTAATTAAACAAAATAATTTATAATTATGAAAAAAATTTGGTACGCTCCCAATAAATTAGAAGCCTATGGGGAAGAAGAAATAAAAGCTGTTGAACAATGTCTTAGAGATGGGTGGTTAGCTGGGTTTGGACCTCGTTCTATAGAATTTGAAGAAAAAATTGCTAAAGAATTTGGTAAAAAATATGGAGTATTTGTAAATTCAGGTTCTTCTGCTTGTTTACTAGCAATAGCAGCTTTAGATTTACCTAAAGGAAGCAAAATAATAACACCTGCTTTAACTTTTTCAACAACATTAGCTCCTATTATACAATTAGGATATGAACCTATTTTTATAGATTCTAATTTAACATCTTATGTTCCTGACATTAGTGATATATTAGATGCAATAACACCTGATACTAAAGCAATTATGGTTCCTAATTTAATTGGGAATAAACCAGATTGGGATAAATTAAAAAGGTATTTAATAGAAATTAATAGAGAAGATATTTTTATTATTGAAGATTCAGCAGATACTGTAACTTATACAAAGGAATCAGATGTTTCAACAACAAGTTTTTATGCTTCTCACGTTATTACTGCTGGTGGAATGGGAGGAATGGTAATGTTTAATGATAAGAAACATGTTAAAAAAGCATTACAATACAGAGATTGGGGACGTATAGGAGATAATAGTGAAAATATGGATGAAAGGTTTGCACATGATGTTGATGGTTTACCATATGATTACAAATTTTTATATGGTGTATTAGGTTATAATATGAAATGTAGTGAAATGAGTGCAGCATTTGGTCTAGTGCAGCTAGAACGCTTTCAAACATTTAAACAAAAACGTAGAGATAATATTGAGCGTTAT